TAGCGCTATTTTTAATGGGTAGCCTATTTTTAGCGTTTTCAGCTTTTGTAACCAATCTAAGATTGCATAGACGATTGTCTGTCTTGTCCCCATTTATATGGTCTACAAACCTATCAGGATGCACTCCATACGCTAGCAACCACATAATCCTGTGCACTGGGTAAGACTTGTCTTTTAACTTAACCTTAATGTACCCTGATGGTATCAAAGACCCCGCTTCTCCTCCAGCGACTGCTGCGCCACCTCTACGCTTTTTCCAATACAGTTTACCTGCATTGAAGTCTGGTTCTAGGAGTTGCATGGCTTCTTCTCTGGTGATATCTTTATTAAACATCTTCAAGCTCCGTACAGTTTGAGGATTAGGGTATGGAGGGTGGCAGCCACCGCCCTCCCGCCTGCTATGATACCAAAATCAGTTCAGAATAATAATGGCCGTAGTGCTAGTGGCAGCGGGCATCGTGACCGTAAAATTGCCATTCGTGCTTGAATAGGTTGCCCCAAAGCTCAGAATGGCTACAGCCTTGTTTCCCTGCGAAGAGTTGTAAATCAAAGCCCCGGCAGCTGAAATTGTCGCTGCAGACCACGTTACATCATCGAAGTCAAGATAGGCAGTGGTGCCAGAGAGCGATACACCCACATTAGTCAAATCCTCCCCGCCTGCGGTGTACCCCGTACCAGAAGATTCTCCCGAAGTCGTATAGACCGTAGTGGCTGAATCCAGATTGGCTGAGGAGGTATAGAGCGCGATCTTGAAAGTGTCTCCACCCGAAGCGGCGAAGTTATGAATGCCTTGTAGAAGCTCACTTTTGAACGACGAGGCAAGAGCCTGAGTTATCATGTAAATACCTCAAATATAAGAAAATGTTGGGCGGTTATTTTTAGGCGACCTTTTTTCGCCCTTTAAGTCTCTTACAATCGTGCGGCTACTAACCCCTGTTTTCTCAACCGCTTCTTCTCTACAAGAGTATACTACTCCTGTTTCATTGCATTTTACAGGCTTTCGTTTAGTAGCAGCCATTTTCGCTATGATTTCTGATCCGTAGCGCCTACCCACACAGGAAGCGCTCAATTTAGCCCGTGCTTCTGCGGACATTTTTCTGCCTGTATTTGCCGCTTTAGCTGCTGCAATGCGCTTCTTAGGGTCTGTTTTTGCTCTAGCAGCGGCTAACACGGCTAAGTTTTCTGGAGAACGCAACCTCATCTGATGTGCGGTGTTTTGCGCTATAATCTCTTTAAACCTAGCTATTTGTTCAAGTGTTCTTATTTTGCCTGTATTGCTAGCGCGTATGCGCTCTATTACTTCAGGCGTGTGCTTTCTGCCTCTGGTGTGCTCGCCGCCGTTAGTCTGGTTGTATACAGGACGTAAGTCTTGGATGATTTCTCGTTCTAAAGCGGACAATTCTGCTGCGTCAAAAGCTACTAAATACTCGGCTACAGTGAAATGCTCTGGCCCATACTTCCGCAGGGCTGAATACAAATATGTTTTTTTACCTATAACAGCGGACGTTTTATGTTCGCTCCATCTATGCGCTACCGTTTTAGTGGTCAAACCAACGTACTGGTGCCCGTTGATCTTGTTGGTTACAACATAGACGCTGCCCGCTCGCATTAAACTTCCTCGGAAATTTCAAATTCTGCGTCGGGCTCAAAGTGGTCTGCCATCACAGCGACACTATTGAGGGTAAATTCTATATCTTGGTTCGCTTCGTTTTCTTCGTTCATTGCACAGGTTGCCTCACTTGTACGGTTCTGAAATTATCTTCCCGATCTTTGCCGTCTCCCAACTGCTTGAGCAACATCATGGCTTCATCGTACTTGGTCTGGTAGTTCTGCGTCATATCCGCTTCACCTTTAAGGAATACGGAGGCTTCAACCAGTGCGCCCCAGAGCAACACAGAAGGATAATTCTGCCCCAACCAGCTGGTGCCCGCATCGACAATCGAAGGAGGAGCCGCGTAATAATGAAGCTCCATAACGTAGTTCGTGTCAGGTGTCGGGCCTAGGATAAATGCCGTAGAGCTAAAAAGTCCGTAGTATTTTGGCATTCCAACAGCGGTAGGGAAGGGGTAGGCTTCACGAATGAAATTCACATCTTTCTGCAGAAGGTACTCGTAGTTACCGTTAGCATTCACAACAGCCATAGAAAACACAGACAAAAAGTCTGTCGGCATATTCAAATACTGGAATAGCTGTGTTGCCTCGCCTGTGACGTTTCTACGAAAAGCCGGTAGCTGTACCGTGTTATTGACCAACAACTCCGTATTACGAACAAAGTTAGGGATGTTCGCATTGAATGTGGGTTCATCGACTTCAGAATAATTCTGAATCGCTGTGTAGAGTTGTTGGTATGTGAGGCTCATTTAACGCTTACCGTTAACCAAATTTTGCAGAAGACTTAGTGCCTTTCGTAGCCGCTCCCGTGCCTCGGGTCTTGACGGTTTGAGTGTTCGGCGGGGTATTAGGATAGCCGTTGCCTTCAGGGGTGCTGATTTTTTTAATGCCAGCATATTCGGCTGATCCTTCTTTGTGTTCGGCAATGCCGCCTGTTCTACGAGTGCTCATTACTTACTCCGTTGATTGGCTACACGAGCCATATTACGACCCTTGGCTTTCATTTCACCCGTGGTTACGCCACCACGCTTCAGTCCTTTCATAGATTTCTGCTTGTCGTGCTTCTTGTCCATGCTGGACTTTTCCCACTCTTTGTAACCCATCTTGTGCTTTTTTGCCAATTTTTTATCCTCGCGGATATCTTCAGCAGAACCTTCAAACTTAGCCATTGCTTTTACCTCTGTGGTTTAGCTAATTGTAACAAAAACATCGTTCAACGTAAAATCTGCCTGCTGCGATCCTACGGGATTCCAGCCAAACAAACCTCTGGACGCATTCAAATTGGTATCCGGTCTTGGATTACGCAGTGCTTGAGGATCATCAACAGGATACGTGCCAACCCAAAGCTGCGGTTGATCGGGGCTCCAATCCGTAGGGCACGCCAATAGATTGATGACTTTGCCCTTGATAATGACGGGTTTAAGCTTGCCTAGCGGATAACGAAAACCGCAAAAATCGCAGAAACCAAAGGCTTTTTTACCCGTTGCAAAACGGTTAGCCACTTACCAACCCCTGCTACCAATATAGCCAGAATAGGGGACGAACCGTATAGGAGCCTTATCCCTGTCTTCATCCGAAGCCGCTTGCCACGCTTCATCGTACATCTGCTTGAGCATAGGAATACGATCTATACTTTCAGGAGTCTTCAATGCAACATGATAGGCTAACCCTGCAATCAAGGCCGGAACAAACCTGAAGGGCACATCCATCGTCAAAGTGCCGGAGTTCCCCGCATCATCGAGTCTACGGAGTCTCCAGTACACTAGCGTGTAAGAGTCGTTGTTTGCAGCAGGCCAAATCTTGATGTTCGGAACAGGTGCTTGTCGATCTACATATATTTGAATGGGCCTGCCTGTCGTGAGCTTATTAGGTAGGGTTGCATAGGTTGGGAGCGCTATACGTGTGATCTGAAGATCGACCTGCGTAGCTGTGTTGCCGGGGTTCTGCCGTATGACGTGCTCAATAAGGTCTACCGTATCGGCAGGGAGAGGGTACTGCACTGTGCCTTGAGTCAAAGGAATAACGCCTTGCTCTACCGTCCAGAGATTGATACCCCGATTAGCCCACTCAGCCATCATGATATTGAGGCTACGCCTTGCTGTTTTCAGCTGGTAGCCAGTGCGGATTTCTACGCCCGCACGCTCGTAAGCCTCTTCGATAATCTCGGCTACGTCAGGATTCCAAACCGCTGTACCTGAAGTGGTCATTTTTGCCTAGCCGCTCTTAAGTTATCAACGAGATTCGGGTAAGGTCGCCCTGCTTTCTTCGCTGCAGCTTTAGCTGAGGCTTTCTTGGCAGAACTTAGCTTCTTTGGTTTGCCTAGCCCTTTAGGGCGCTCCTTATCCCAAATTTCTTTAGCCATTAGGTTTGACCGTTGTTCTTAATCAACAGGATATTGAAGTACGAACTGACCGAGTTGTTTGCCGCTGCACCTATCGCTGTGGCCCCGACGCAATTCTTTTCAGGGATTCTGTAAGGAAGCTCAAACAGGTAATCTGCCGTACCATTGTTGACGGCTGTCACGGCACCCACGCGAAGGATGTTATCAGGCCCATGCTGCTTCAAAAACCCAGTAACGGAGGAGTTACCAGATGCCTGCCCAGCAGAAAAAAGCCCCTGTAGCATGTACCCTGTGTACCCTGCTGGAACGCAATAATGCCCCGTAGTGCGGTTGTTGAATCCAATTGCAATCATGTCATACAGCACGGCTGGAACACCCGAAGTGACTGTACCTGTACCTACGTTGATATCCCCAGCATTTGCGCCGCCAGACCCAACAGAGATTACATATAATTGGTTCACATAGAGATAGCTGTTGGTCGTGTTTACCGCTGTCTGCCCGTTTAGGATTACAGATTCGCTTTTCTCGTTGTAGTCGCCGTCGATCCCGACGAGCATTACCGTTCTTGCCCCCGTACCCGCAGACGCATCGTCCGCACTAGATGAGCTAACTTTAAGCACTGAGGCGGCTGTTGGATGAGGAACCGTGCCCCCATTAGGCCATACAGACTCTTCAGTGGTGTCTACATCCGGGTTGTACCCAAAGACAATAAC